TCACGAAGGCAGCACCCCTACCGCCCGACCCCTGTCATCGACCGCCAGCCGGGTTCCGTTCACCAGCTTTTCGCTCAGTTGGCGGCTGCCGCGGTGTGCACCGGTGAATTCGCGGACAAAGTCGTCGGCCGGATCACTGAGGATTTCGGTGGGTGAACCCGCCTGGGCGATCTGGGCACCCTCGCGCAGGATCACCACCTCGTCGGCCAACCGGAATGCCTCGTCGATATCGTGGGTGACCAGCACGATGGTCTTGCCCAGCTGCTGCTGCAGGTGGGCCAGCTCGTCTTGCAGTTCACGGCGCACAATCGGGTCAACCGCGCCGAACGGCTCATCCATCAGCAGGATGTTCGGATCCGAGGCCAAGGCCCGGGCCACTCCCACGCGCTGCTGCTGCCCGCCCGAGAGCTGCCCCGGATAGCGTTGGGCCATCTTCTGGTCCAAGCCGACCCGGGAAAGCAGTTCTTCGGCTTCGCCCAACGCCTGGCGGCGGGCAGTCCCGTTGAGCATGGGTACGGTGGCAATGTTCTCCAGCACGGTCCGGTGCGGCAACAGGCCCCCGGCCTGCAGGACGTAGCCGATTGAGCGGCGCAGGCGCACTGGATCGGCGTCGGCCACGTTCTCGTCATCGATCAGCACACTGCCGGAGGTCGGCTCGACCATCCGGTTCACCATCCGCAGCAGGGTGGTCTTGCCGCAGCCGGAGGAGCCAACCAGGGCGATCACCTTATGGGAGGGGATCGTGTAGCTGAAATCGCGCACGGCAATGGTGCCGCCCGGGTACTGCATCTGTACTGCCCGAAATTCGATCATGCTTCCCCTTCTCCCCTGCTATAGGCACGCAGTCCACGCCCACCTGTGTTCACCCTACCGAGGCGAAGGAAGCCAATTCCAGCCGATACGTAGTCAAACAGGAAATTCCGAGCGAGCGGCGTGAGCGGTGTCTATCCGGCAGGTATCGAAGCTGACAGGAAACCGATTTGGTAACTACCAAGTGACAGGAGTAGTCTCGATTAGGTCAGGGGCTATAGCTCAGTTGGTAGAGCGTTTCGTTCGCAATGAAAAGGTCAGGGGTTCGATTCCCCTTAGCTCCACTCAAAACCCCGGAAACATGCGGCAAAACAAAAGACCTCAGCCGCATGGATAACCAAGGAAACCCAAGAAAAGGCTACAGTAAAGGCTACACTTGGGAGCATGGCAAGAGGCAAGGGCGAAGGGTCCCTCTACAAACAATCCGACGGACTATGGGCCGCATACGTCACACTCCCCTCCATCGGGGACGGCAAGCGACGGCGTAAGGTCGTCCGATCCAAAAGCAAGCCCGAAGTAATCCGCAAGCTCAAGGCACTCAAGAAAGAGCTAGAGATCCACGGCGATCTATCCACCCGCGATGAGCGCATGGATAAATGGGCAACACACTGGCTCGAAAACATTGCCGCCCCAGAGGTCCGACCCAAAACCTATGCCGGCTACAGCTCAGCAGTGCGCAACTACATCATCCCCATGCTCGGCAGGAAGAAACTCCCCCACATCAAATCCGGGGACGTTCGAGACATGCTCAAGCAAATGCAGGAGATGCCCAAAAGCCAGAAACTACGCGAGGTGCCGTCCGAACTGTGGCCCGAAGGAACAAAGCTACTGGGTCCTGACACCGCCATATCTGTTCACGGCGTACTGAACCTGATCATGGATGCCGCCATGAAGGACGGCCTGGTGGCCCGCAACGTCATGGAAGTCGTGGATCGGCCCCGCAAGGCTAAAGCACCCCAACGCGCACTGCAGCCCGATGAGGCGATCCGGCTACTGGAATACCTGGTGCCCCGAGAGGACTGCGCACTTTGGACAACCTACCTGTTCACTGGCGCCCGGCGCGGTGAAATCCTTGGGCTGGAACGCGGCCGAATCACTGACAAGCTCGATCTGTCCTGGCAGCTATTGAGGATCACTGACATATCGAAGGCCCCGGCTGATTACGAGTACCGGCACGTGCGCGGCAACTTGTACCTGACCCGCCCTAAATCCTCGGCTGGCTGGCGTGTGGTGCCTCTGGTGGAGCCTTTGCGCTCGGTGCTAGCACTGCACCTGCAAACCGCTGGCGATGGGCTGGTATTCGTGAACCAGGACGGCGAAGCATGGGATCCTGATACGGCCAGCCGCACGTGGACGAAGATTCTCGCCGCCGCCGGCCTGCCAGACGATGTGACGTTGCACGGCGCCCGGCACACGTTCGTGGATCTGATGTTTGATGCCGGCGCAGACGAGACGGTGATCCAGGACATTGTTGGTCACTCCACTCGCGCCATGACCCGACAGTATCGGACGCGTGGCAATGATGAGCGGGCCGCGGCGGCGTTGGAGAAGTTCGCGGAACGTTTCGGTTTGACCCAGTAGGCGCGCAAAGACCCCCACCAAACGGTGGGGGTCTTTTTTTATGCGTAAATCTCAGTTAGCTCGTTCATCATCTCAACGACTTGGCCGGCGTTGAGTGTGCGCACGTATGTTTCCAGCACCCAAGGCATGACTTCCAGTTGCGCGGCAAGATCGCCGGTGTCGATGGTGCCCTTTGCATGGTGTAGAACGTCGTCGAAGTTGAGCAGCTTCCCCGCAGCCCACTTGTCGGCGAGTCGTTCTGTTTTTGGGTGGTGGCCGGTGTGCCCGTAGTAGGCGTGCCCGAGTTCGTGGGCGAGAGTGGACCGGTATTGTGCGCGTCCCAGCCCGGGCTTGATGGTGATTAGTTTGTATCGCTTGTCGTAGATGCCCCACAGGTCGCCTGGGGTGGGCGCTGTTCTCACCCTGACCCCTAGGCGTTGCGCGACTTGCTCAAGGTTGGTTCGGAGTTTCGTCGTGGCCAATGTTTGGATCTGCTTCCTTTGCTGCTAGACCAATATTCCTAGCATCTTCGACCGACATGTTGGTGTAGTCGGGGTCTTCGTCCACGAGGGTGAGTGGTTTGAAGTCTCTGATGTTTTCGCGCTGTGTGGCCCGTCTGAGCACTTCGGCTAGGAGTGCTGATTCTGGGATCCCCTGCAGCTCGGTGGTTGCGGCCGCATCGTTGACTTCGTCTTGGTTGATGAGTCCCGCGGCTATGAGCCCTTCGATGGGGTTGATGCCGTAGGCGCGGCAGACGGCGATGATGACTTCGGGTGTTTCGATGTTGCGGTTGAAGGTGCTTGGGGTGTGGCCGAGCCTGAGGGCCATTTGGCGTTTGGTGTCGCCTGTTTTCTGTTCGAGCCACGCTGAGATGTTGGTGTTCATAAAAATAATTATGTTGCATTTTTGACACACACGCAAGTCTGTTGGCGCATGTCAGCGCAAAATCGCGTTTCAAAATTCGAACATCGAGTGTTGCAAGTTCGAAATAACGTGTTGCACGGACGATACAACCTGTGTCAGACTCGAAACACCAGCAAGCGGAAACGCGACAAATCAAAGGAAAATGACATGAGCCAGCAGATTCGAATAAAGGACGGTCTACTTGACCGACTTCGAAACCTCACCGGCATCACCTCCGACGAAGCACAAGCCCGAATGCTCGGAGTAAGCCGCGCAACCATCGACCGCATCAAGAACGGCGAACAGCCTTCCGCGAAGTTCATGGCGGCACTGTGCAGCACTTACGGACTCGGGCTGGGCGAAGCGTTCGAGATCGTGAACGAGAAAGTGACGGCGGCCGCGGCATGAGTATCACGAAGAAGAAGCTGGCGTACACGTACGAAGAAGCCGCGGAAGCCATCGGGGTCAGCGTTACCGGCATCCGACGCATTGTTGACCGAGGCGATCTGGTGGCACGCTACCCCACCAAGAAGCCAGTCATCCTGGCTTCGGAGTTGGAAGAGTACCTCGACGAACTCCCGACGGAAGCGCCGCAACCATGAGCGCCGCAACCGTTACCCCAGTGTCGCCGGGCCAATGCCCGATCAAGACAACCCCCCGCGTGATCGTTGAGAACGCGGTACCGCTCCCGGACCTGGTGAAGTATTTCCGGTCGGAGCTGTCCATGTCGAAGCGTGATGCTCGTTGGATGGCCCGGGAGGTGTACCGGGATGAGGCGGTGTCTCGCACGAACCTGCCTGAGGCGTGGCATACGGATATTTGGCCTGAGCCAGTCCAGTTTGTGCGCCGTTCGCCGGGCATCAGCGACCCGACCCCAGTGCAAGCATTCAAAAACATGGAGGCGAAAGCAGCATGAGTGATCACGTGGATATTGATCAGTTGGTGCGCGATATGGGGGATGCGTCGAGCGAGTACGTGAACATCCGTCATGACGATCTGATGAACCTGATTGAGCGGCTCCGGTCTGCTAATAGGTACCACGCAGAAATGACGGCGTGGCTAGCTGAGTTCCCGGAACGTCTCGCTCGCCCCTGTGAGGAGGTATGAGCGCGGATACGTGGCCGTCTGAGCATCCGTCTCCTGCGCAACGGTTCATCAACCGGAGCGCGTGAGAACTGAGCATGGATGTCCGGTTGTTCCCGAGTATTGGCGGGTTACCGGTGTCCGGTGACCTGACAACCATCAACAAGAAATGAAAGCCACCAGGTGCGAACTGGTGGCTTTCGTCATTCCTGAAAGGAAATCAACAACATGGCTAGTTTACATCGGCTTGAGCCGACGGTGGAAACCGTTGCGCATGGCTCGTTCCAGCAGTTGCTGGTGCGCGCCAAGGTGAACCGGCACGAACCGGACATTGTGCTATACCTGATCGACGCGGGCATGAAGTTCTTCATCTCGGAAACCCGTACCGGCATCGGCGGTGCGCTCATTTCGGGGCACCGTCGCCGGGCGGACGCTGAGAAGAAGGCGTTGCGGATCGTTGGCAAGCGTTTCCGTGATGCCGAGAAGGCCGCACAGAAGCGGACAACGCTTTATGGGTAAGCGGTTGCCGCCCCCGATGTTCATGGATTCGCGGGATGAGTGGTTTGAGTCGTTCGATTCTGCGTTGCTGGCTCGGGTGAGGTTGGGCGGCCGTTTCACTGCTGATGATTTGCGGGACAAGGTTCCTGAGCCTGGTCACCCGAATTGGTGGGGTGCGGGTTTTCGGCGCGCTATTAGTGACGGGCTGATTGTGCAGGTTGGTTTTGTTGAGTCCCGCACCCCGTCGCGTCGTGGTGGCGTGTTGCGGGTGTGGTTGCCGAGGGAGGTTGAGTGTGGGCGCTGAGGATATGACTGTTGCCGCCTGGTTTTGGGTTGGGATTATCGTCGCTGGCTTGTTGGCTGGCGGCGTTCTTTTGTTGCGCGGCCTGGCATTGGCCGCTTATTGGATTGGAGGGCCGTTGTGAGGTTCACGAGGCGCACGTATCGGCGTGCTATGGAGCGTTCGATTGAGCGCGAGTTGCGGTTTTTTGCACGCAACATGTTTGTTGCTTGGCGTCGTCAGCAGAACCACACTGACGCTATCCGCCGCCGCAAACGCAGGGAGCGAGTCGCATGAGCCGCGTAGTCACCATCCATCTGGAAGTCCGGGTTGAGGGATTCGTCCGCGCCATGAAAAGCGTGGCTCGTGCAGCACGCAACGCCGACCGCAGTATCCGGCGCGCCAGCGTGGCCGTGAAACGCCGCAAACCACTCATGCACAACGGAAGGAAGCCACGATGACCAAGGAACTAGACCAGCTGCGGCAGGTAGCGGAACGTGCGACCCCCGGACCGTGGCGGTTTGACACTGACTCCGAGGAGGACTACGAGGTGGGCATCCCGTACTCGGAGTGGCCGCAGACGTTGTACGGACCCAAGAACTCTTGTCCCAGCGAGTGGGCTGTTCGCGTGGGCGATACTCACCAGGTAGACGAGATCAACGAGCTTACATGGGAGGACGTCAATCACATCGCCACGTTCGACCCGTCCACCGTGCTGGCCCTGATCGAGCGGGTAGAAGCCGCTGAACGCTGTTTCGATGAAGCCGACAGCATCAAGATCGAGCATGAAGGCGCGATCCAACGCGTGCGGGAGCTGCACAAACCTACCCGTGATCCTTTCGGCGAATCTTGCGCGGTATGCGTTGGTGATTCACGGCGGAATCCGTACCCGTGCGCCACGATCCGCGCCCTGGACGGCGGTGAGCAGAAATGAGCAAGTGCACTTGTCACCCCGTCCCGTTCGAGGACTGCACCACCTACGGGAGCGCGGTGGAACCAGGTTCAGCGTTTGAACCTAACCCGGACTGCCGGGAGCACTTCCGCAGGCCACCTCACCGGCTCGCTGACGGCAGTTGGAGCGATGGGGTTGACCGGACGAAGCCGATCAATTTCCGGCAAATCACCGGGCGCTTCGAAGTAGCTGTATGGGGCTCTCCGCTGCTCGGTGTCGCGACAAAGTTCGTCGTCTGGCACAAGAGCACCGGGTTGACACCACGCGAGTTCCCCACGTTCGAGGCCGCGATCGCTTACGCCGACCGTGCCGCGAGGGGGCGCGCATGAGGCCGCTGATACGCGGGTACACGCACGCCGACGACCCCGCCAGCAGTAAACCACTCGACGACGAACACACAGAACCAGCCAAAGCCCCTTGGGAAACCGAGGGGCTTACTCATACCCAGGAGGAACCGTGAAGCCAGGAATCTACTACGGGCTATCGCAGGACGATTACTTCGGTGACGCGGCGCTCGGCTCAACATCGATGAAAGCACTCTCGGACACGAACATCAGCATGGCCGAAGTGCAGGACATGATGACCCGCAACGAGCGCAAACGAGCATACGACGCCGGAACCCTGGCCCACGCGCTCATCCTTGAAGGATCACTCGATCACCTGGTGACGCGGATCGAAGCTGACAGTTACCGAACCAAAGCAGCACGGGAAGCCAAAGAGGAAGCCTACGCGGCAGGGCTGATCCCCGTGAACGACACTGAAGCGGAAACACTGTTGGGGCCGGTGGAACGCATGGCAGATAGCGTCATGAGCCACCCCCTCGCATCGTCGCTGCTCACTGACTTCGAGCCAGAAGTTAGCGCGTTCTGGGAACAGGGCGGGGTGCCGCTCAAAGCCCGGTTTGACGCGTACCGGGCAGCGCACGGCCAAATCGTTGACCTGAAAACAGCCCGGTCCGCACGCCCCAGCGACGTGCGCAAAGCAATCTCAGATCTTGGCTACTACATCCAGGCAGGACAGTACCTCAACGGGGCCACGCAACTCACCGGGTTCACCCCGGAATGGAAGTTCGTGTTCGTACAGAACACCGAACCCTACACGGTCAGCGTCGCATCCCTCGACGAGGAAGCGCTACGACAAGCACAAGCCCGAATCAGCATCGGCATACGCCGGTACCAGGAAGCCCAGTCATCGGGTAACTGGCCGGGATACCTCACCGAATACAAGTACGGGCTAACCCCCTGGGAAGCAATCAGAAACGAAGAAATGGAGAACACCAATGTCTGAAATCGCCCGTCAAGAGAACAACACCGCCCTAGCGGCACCGACCGTGAAGTTCGCGGCACCCACACTCATCAGCGGTGACGTTGACCTGCAGTCCTGGGCGCGTGACCTCGCCGACGCCGGGCAGCTCGGCGCCGCCTTGTGCAAGACACCGTTCGTGCCGAAGGACTTCCAAGGCAAACCCGAAGCGGCTGCCGCCGCGATCCTCGCCGGCAAGAGCCTCGGCATGGACCCGCTCGCGTCACTGTCCAACATCTTCGTGATTCATGGTCGCCCCGGACTATACGCACGCACCATGCACGCACTGGTGGTGAACGCCGGGCACGAAGTCATCCGCACCCAGGCGTCACCCCAGCAGGTGACCGTGCTGGCCCGCCGCAAGGGCACTGACGAGTGGCAAGAGTTCGTGTGGAGCATGGAACGCGCACAGCAGGCCGGATACACGAAATCCAACGCCAAGTACAAGGAAAACCCGATAGAGATGCTCACCGCCAAGGCGCTAGCTGAAGCGTGCCGTGTCATCGCACCTGACGTGCTGACCGGTGTCGCGGATCTTTCGGTGGAGGACTTGGAGGACATGGGAGAACGCCCGGCAAGGCCCTCACGCACCCCACAACCGGTGAAGGCTGAAGAACCGGCACCGAGCGCGGTGCCGACGATCACCGGTGAGCAGTGGAACGAAATCTACAGCGCGGCCACCGGTGCCGGGATCGAAAACCCGGGCCAGTTCGTCGCCGAAACCCTCGGACGCCAACTGACCGGCTGGCAAGAAATCACCGTCACCGAACACCAGCAAATCCTCGACAAGATCACGGAGGGCCAGTAAATGAACCCGTACGATAAGCGAAGCTTCAGCGTGTACCTCGATGATGGATCGGTGCTGCATTCCCGTCCTGAGACCAATGAGGACATCAACAAGCTTTACGCGTTGCTCGGCAGTGACAACTCACAGGCTCGGATCATCGGGTCTGAAGAGGATCTGGTTTTCCTGATTCCCGTCAACAAGATCACTTACGTGGAGATCCAGGTGGAAGAAGGGTGCGCGGACTAATGGCGAATGAAACCTATCTGCCGATCCGTGGCCGGCTCACCGGTGACCCCGAGCTGCGCTACACCCCTTCGGGCACTGCGGTGGCTGGCTTTACGGTGGCTACGAGCGCCCGCAAGTTCAACCGGCAAACCAACGAGTGGGAGAACCGGCCCACGAAGTTCTGGCGCTGTAGTGCATGGAACCAGGGCAAGCTCACCCTCGCCGAGAACATTTGCGAAACCCTGAAAAAGGGTGACTCCGTCACCCTGTACGGGGAAATGGAAACCCGCAAGTACACCACCAAAGAGGGTGAGGAACGCACCGTTGATGAGATCCGGGTGGAAAGCATCGGCAAGGATCTTACCTTCCACAAGCCGACCCAGCACGCACCAGCCGCGAACACGCACGAACCGGGGCCAGGCTGGGGCGCACCCCAGCAACAGCAGCAGCAGGGCGGGGGCTGGAATGCCCCGGCCAACGATCCCTGGTCATCGGGAAGCCAGACGCCGAACGGTGGCGGGAACCCTGGCGGCTGGAACTAGCGAACCAAGGATTAACAAACTGCACGCCTTGTAAAGCAACCTACAAGGCGTTTTTTAGTACCCAAAACCGTGGGGCCGACGCGACGTGCGTCGGCCCCACATTCTCACCCGAAGGAACAAGCCGATGAACCTCCCGCCCGGTGTACTCCCCCACCAGCCCGTGGAAGGCAACGCATGAAGAAGTACCTGTGCTGCACCAAATGCAAGGGCATGATGCCCGCCTTCCGATGCAAGCAACCGTTTTGCGGATGCCACGAGAAACAGATGCGCATACCAGAAACCGGGCGCCCCTCCTACCGTGACCCCACCGCCAGCCAAGCAATCGGCAACCTCCCCGCCCACCTGAAAGGCGCAAACAAATGAGCAACGACACCCACAAAGCCGAATCACTCCGCACCCTCGCCGACATGATCAACAACGGCATCCCCGGCTTGGAGTACCACTCCCTACCCATGAACACTTACCTGTTCTTCCGCACCGAGAACGACCGACAGAACGCGATCGACACATTCAAGCGCGCCGGCCACAAGATCCGCACCGAAACAGGCGACCTAATCGAAGCCCACATCGGCGGCGACAAGTTCACCGCCGGCATCACCGTGTCCCTCATCGTCCCCAGCCTCGAAAACGAATAAGGAACAACCAACCATGAAACTCACCATCGACCCGTCACTGTTCCGTGAAGCACTCAAGTACGCGGCCACCGCAATCAGCCCCCGACCCCTAACCCCCATCATGGCCGGGGTCATGCTCACCGCCGAGGATGGACGCCTACGCGCATTCGGCGCCGACTACGAACGCCAAGCCGCGTACACCGTTGACGCCAACATTGAAACCGAGGGCACCGTCATCGTTTCCGCCAACCTGCTCACCAAAGCGGCTGCGCGACTCAAAAACCGTGCCGACATCCTGGTGCAAACCACTGATGATGGGCTCGTGGTCAGCCAGGGCGCAACCGTTTTCAAGCTCAACCTGATGCCAGTAAACGAATACCCGGACCTGTCCGCTGATGCCCCTGCAGTCGGCAACGTGGACGGCACCGCGCTTGCTCACGCAATCCATGCTGTCGAAGGTGCCGCGTTCAACGACGAATCGCACATTGTGCTGGTGTCCCTGCATCTGACCAGCAAAGGCAACGAGCTACACCTGGCCGCCACCGACCGTTACCGGCTGGCCGTCGACCTGATCGAATGGGCGCCCGGCGGGGGCGACGACTTTGAGGTGATCCTGCCGATCGACTGGGTGCGCAGCATGGCGAAGAACGTTGCCGGCGACACCACCCTGCACGCCGAAATCGAATCAGGCAAAGTGACCCGGTTCGGGGTGACCAGCGGCGACTACACCACCACCACAACCGTCCGGCAGGGCTCCTACCCGAAGATCCTGCAACTGTTCGGGAAGGTCGGCAAAAACACGTACACGGTGCAACGTGAAGAACTGTTAGGCGCGCTCGAAGCAGTGTCGGTGATGGTCGAACGAAAGCAGCCGATCCGGTTGGCGTGCAGCAGCTCAGGGGTGATCACTGTTGATGCCGGCGGCGAGCAGGGCAGCTCCGTGGCCCAGATCCGCACCGACAACACAATCGAGTTCGGAACCATGTTCAACCCGGAGTTCATCATTTGGGCGTTGCGTGCCTTGGATGCCGATCAGGTGCGGATCGTCCCGAACGGCACCAAACCCACCCACATCACCCCGGCCACCGGAAACACCCAGTTCCTGCTGATGCCGGTAAGGGAAAGCTGACGGACCGTGTGGCGTGCTCAAATCGGAAGGGAGGGTAGCGATTGTGGTTCAAAGTCGATGACAAGTTCCACGGCTCCAAAAAGCTGAATCAGATCCCGAAACGGGCAAGATTCGGGGCGGCTGGACTGTGGGCGATCGCCGGGTCATGGTGTGGCGATCAGCTCACGGACGGCTCAGTTCCCGACTACATGATCAAGCTCTGGGGGCCGCCACCTTCCGCCGCGTCAGCACTTGTTGATGTTGGGCTTTGGGAGAAAACGAGCACCGGTTACAGGTTCTTGAACTGGGCCGAATATCAGCCCACAAAGGCCGACGTTGAAGAGGATCGGAAGCGCACCAGGGAGCGTGTTGCCGAGTGGCGGGCGAAGAAGCGAAATGGTGAATCTGACGCGAATCTCGAAGATTCGTGACAGATTCGCGAGAGATTCGAGGAAGATTCGCGAGAGATTCGCGCCTCGAATCGAAGCCGAATCTTTTCCCAAAACCCCGGAAGCATGCGGGAAAGCGGAGGGTGTAACGCCGTTAGTAACGGTGCCCCGACCCGACCCGACCCGACCCGACCCTATTAATACTCACCTCAGTCTCTTCACTTACGTCAGTAGCCCTCATCTTTTTCATGTTCTGGGAAAGAAAAGCGGCGATCGTTCAGAACTTAAACGCGGGAACCACCGCGACGTTCGCCGCCATTTTTTTGGAGGAAGGAATAAACCCATGATCCTCACCCGGTCGCAAGGGCAACGCTTGGTTCAACTGATCAAGCTCATGCGCCCAGACTGGTCGAACAACCCGGTTGAGAAGATCCTGCAAGAAGCAAACCAGGGGGACGGCATCCCCGCCCACGATTTCGATCATGCTGTCAGGGCGGCCGCGCACTACGCCACCACCACCGGGATGGACGGCGGGTATGTGAAGCGCACCCCGAACCTGTTCGTCGCATCGGGGAAGCATTGGGATGACACGGCACCCCCGAGAAGTATTCACACCAAGGTGAGGATGCCTGAGTGTGAGGATCATGCCGGCCAGGACGCACACGCCTGCCGTAGCTGCCGGGCCGACATCCTGTTAGGTGACCGGCCCGAGAGCATGATGGGCAAACGCCTATCAGGCCCGCCCTCACCACCACCCCCAGACTGGAAAGCCGTCGGAACACCCGGCGGCTTTTCTCATACCCAGGAGGACACATGAGCCGGACTCGTGCCAGCGCGAAGGCCGCTGGAAGCAGATTTGAACGCCAGGTCGCCGACTACCTGGCCGAGACCGTTGACGACCGGATCGACCGGCGCGTGAAAACCGGCGCCAAGGACCGCGGAGATATTGGCGGGGTGCGCGCCCACGGTCAACGACTCGTCATCGAATGCAAGAACACGGCCCGCATCAACCTTGCCGGCTGGATCGGTGAAGCGCACACCCAGGCCGGTAACGATGACGCGCTGGCCGGGGTGGTCGTGCACAAACGGCACGGGGTGGGTGACCCGGCGCAGCAGTGGGTGACAATGACGCTCGCAGACCTCGCCGCGCTACTAACTGGCGAACCGCAGGAAGGCCGACACGAGTAACACCCTCGCCCTGAGCCGTCACCGCTCCCCCAGCGCGACAGAAACCCTCCAACCCCACAACTACACACGGAACGAAAACTAAGCCCTCAGAAACGACCTGAGGGCTTTCCTGTACCCAAAGGAGAAACATGAGCTACGCCCAACTGCTCGCCCGCCGACTCCAACAAACACAACCCGAAGGCCACCACGTCACCGACGACCAGCTACACGACTCCCTGAAACCCTTCCAACGGCAAATCATCAAATGGGCTGTCCTGCGCGGCCGAGCCGCAATCTGGGCAGACACCGGGCTCGGCAAGACCCGCATGCAGCTCGAATGGGCGCGCCACTCCGGCGTGTACTCGCTGGTCATCGCCCCGCTCGCAGTCTGCCAGCAGACCATCGAAGAAGCGGCACGCATCGACATAGACGCCACCTACATCCGCGGCATGGAACAAGTCGCCGCGCCAGGCATCTACGTCACCAACTACGAAATGATCGACCACATCGACGCCACCAAATTCGATGCGGTGGTGCTCGATGAAGCGTCCATCCTCAAAGCGTCAGACGGCAAAACCCGCACCAAACTGATCCGCAAATTCGCTGACGTGCCCGCCCGGCTCGCATGCACCGCCACCCCCGGCCCCAACGACCCCGAAGAACTCACCAACCAAGCCGAATTCCTGGGTGTCATGACCCGCACCAACATGCTCGCCGCCTACTTCATCCACGACCAGAACGGGTGGCGGATCAAAGGGCACGCAGTCGAACCCATGACCCGATGGATGAACACGTGGGCGTACGCCATCCGCAAACCATCCGACATCGGGTGCGACAACACCGGATACGACCTGCCACCCATGCAAGTCATCCCCGAAATCGTGGACGTGAACATCACCCCCGACGACGGGGCGCTAATCGCCGGCAACCTTGGCGGCGTCACCGGGCGGTCACGGATCCGAAAAGAAACACTCGCCGCCCGATGCCAGCGAGCCGCCGAACTCGTCGCCGCGGAACCCGACGAACCATGGATGCTCTGGTGCGGGCTCAACGACGAAGCCGACACGCTAGCCCGGCTCATCCCCGGCGCCGTCAACGTGCACGGCTCCATGACACCAGAACAGAAAGCCGAAGAACTCCACCAATTCACACGCGGAGAAACACGGGTACTAATCACCAAACCCAAAATCGCCCAATTCGGGCTCAACTGGCAGCACTGCGCACGAACCGCATTCGTCGGCATCGGCGACAGCTACGAGGCCTACTACCAGTCCATCCGACGATTCCACCGGTACGGGCAAGAACGTGAAGTGCACGCCCACATCATCCTCTCCGAAGTGGAACAAGCAATCGCAGACAACGTCATGCGAAAAGAGCAGCAAGCAAACCGAATGATCGACCTCATGATCCAGCAACGAAAGGCCACCCGATGACCACCCAGCATGTTGACGACTACATCACCGACGAAGCCGCCGGCAAGAACTGGCGGTTCCTGCTCGGCGACTCCGGCGAGCGCATCACCGAAATCGACACGGACAGTGTGCACCTGTCGATCTACTCGCCACCGTTCCAGTCCCTGTACACGTACTCCCCGTCCATCAGGGACATGGGTAACAGCCTGGACAAGGCCGACTTTTTCGACCAGTACGCCTACATCATCCGGGAGAACCTGCGCATCACCGTGCCCGGCGGTCTGGCGTGCATCCACGTGCAACAGACCAGCACCACCAAGGCCACGCACGGGGTGATCGGGTTGAACGACTTCCGTGGTGACGTGATCCGCGCATACCAGGCTGAGGGGTGGATCTACTTCGGTGAAGTGACCGTCGACAAAGACCCGCAAGCCCAAGCGATCCGCACTAAGGCGACCGCGCTCACGTTCGCCACCAAGAACCGTGACAGCAGCAGTAGCCGGCCGGCGCTCGCCGACTACCTGCTGATTTTCAAGAAGCCGGGCGACCGGCCGGAGAAGGTCAAGACGGATTGCACGAACGAGGAATGGATCGAGTGGGCGCGCCCGATCTGGTACGGCATCAAGGAAACCAACACCTTGAACGCACGGATCGCCCGTGAGGACGACGACGAGAAGCACCTGACCCCGCTGCAACTGGACTTCATTGAGCGGTGCGTGCGCCTTTACTCGAACCCGGGCGACACCGTGTTCACGGCGTTCGGTGGGGTGTCGTCCGAACTGTATGTGGCGGTGAAGCTGGGCCGCAAAGCTGTCGGCATCGAGTTGAAGCCGTCCTATTGGCGGACCGGGTGCCAGTACCTGACCGACCTGGAATCTGAGATGGGGGCGCCGAGCCTCATGGACTTGGTGAACTGATGGCCGCAGACCTGCATCCTACTGAGTTTGCGGTGATTCTTGGGCTGGCGCGGGGCGGTTGGACGTTCCTGCACCAGCCCGGCCACCCGGGGCGGCTGATTGAAGCACACCGGGACGGGCACACCCTCAACCTGACCATCACGCCACCAAAGGTGAAAGCGACCCTTGACGGCCAGCATGTGCAGCAACGAAAACTCCGCCAAATCATCGAAAGGGGCAACCCATGAAATACCAGATCCGCCGCAAAGAAGGCCACTGGGTGCTACGCAACCCGCAAGGCCGAGTGTTCTCAACCACCAAACACTGGGACGACGCACTCGCATTCATCCGCGCAATCCACGGCAGACGAGCATGAACACCACCAAGAACGGAGACAACAAATGAGCAACCTACCCGGCAACCCTTTTGCAGAAGGGCCAGACAACTTTCGGGAGACTCTGCACCTTGCAGGTAAATCGCACCTGGCCTACGAAATCAGCGCCACCTTGGCTCTCGCGTACGAGCAACGCACCGCCAACCTGATCGCGCTAGCCCAACTTTGCGTCAGCATCGACGGGCCAACCGTGGACCTGAGCGAGGACCTGCAACAGATCACCGAACGACTCGGAATGAGGGCAGAAAAATGAGCGAGTACGTGATCAAAGCCGCCAGCCGTGGCGGATGGAACAAGAAGCACATCTGGAAAGTCGGCATGGAGTTCCATGGACAGGTCCGGTTGGGCGCGATCTGCCGAACAGGATTCAAGGCCTCCCCGAAGCCTGAGACGTGGCCTAAGACGTGGGTGAAAAACCTGGGCAAGGCGCTACCCGGAGAAGTTGATCCTTTATCCGATGAAAAGTACGCCGACCATTGCGAGAAGTGCGCAAGGCGATGGACAGAAAGAAATGAGGATGGCGATGTCTAACCAGCCCCCGCTAAACCCGGACGCGCTACACGCCGCATCGCGTGAGGTGTTCCGTGAAGCTCTCGGATTCACCAAGACTCAGTCCACTAGAGTCGCTCGCCGTGCCGTGTCCGCTTACCTCGCCGCAGCCACGCCGGAGATCGACGCGGACACGTTGGCGTGCAAGATCATGTGGAAGGACTTGCCATTCGGCGGCAACCCCGACAACTACATCCGACTGGATGCGAATGCCGCCCACGCGGTGATCGAGCTACTACGCCCACACCTGGCCGCGTTGCCAGCGCCCCGCACCATCACCACCGTGGAGGAACTGGAAGCGTCGCCAGCCGAAACGGTGATCAAGGCCGCAGACGGCAATGTCTACGAACAGAACACGCTCGACCCTCGGTTGTCTGCCCAGTGGGTCGCTACGGGGTCCAAGTATCCCGTCGTGCCTGAGTGCGTGGAACTCCCCGCGACGGTGTTGTGGGTGCCCACGGAAGGCGGCGGGGAATGAGCGTGCATCCGAACCCGATGGGGCGCGAATACACGCCAGAAGAGTGGCAGGCCGCTAGACGTATTGGGCTTACAACCACGCAAACAGTGTGGAACGGCAGCAAGCCCGAAACAATCCCCGGCGGGCCACTTATCTACGGCACAGGCCCCGGCTGGCCTGACGAGATTGAGCGGCGGCTACGCAAGACCCGGTTAGACGTTGTCGCACTCGAAAAACTATCCGGTGCAATGCAACGCGAATGGAAGAAGGAGCCATGACCATCCTGGGACTACTCGAAACGCACACGGTGAAGCGTCCGTGGAGTGAAGCCAGCCGGATGCGGTGCAAGTGCGGCGAAGTCGTGACCGCCGAGACCGAAGGGCAGCTGTACGCCCTCCACCGCGCCCATGTGGCCGAGGTGCTGGAAACCCACCAGCAGGAGCGGGAAGCGCAGTTGCGCCAACTCGTGCGTGACATGACCGACCCTGACCCGTGCTGGTTCGACCATCACGGCGGCTGTCAGGCTCACGGCTACCTCGAACTGAAACCCGGGGAACTATGCCCACACGACGAAGCGAAACAGCTACTCAAGGAGCAACCGTGATCCCTGTGCTTTGGTCCCTATTCCTACAAGCCCACCATTGGGCGCACTCCTGGCTCTAGAAAGGACACACCCATGCAAACCACCGCCCAACAACTCTCAGGCAACCACATCGGCAAAACCGTTAGCGTCCATCAAGGCGGGGCGACCACGACCGGAATGCTAACCGCAATCAACTACCGCGCAGACCTCGTAACAGACCAGCGCCTATGCGAACCAGAACCAACCCTCGGCATCGGCCACACCGAATACGAAATCCGCATCGGCTACCTAACAGTGAGCGTAGACCCCAACACCCCCATCACCATCCAGGAAGGGCCATGAGCATCGCAAACAAACTCTGGCTGGGGTTCATCATCGCCGGGATCGGGCACACCATCTACATGCTCGCCACCCGCCCAAGCGTTGCGAGCATCATCGGCATAGTGCTGTGGGCGATAGCCCTCGGAATACGGATTGACCTGATCGCGCAGGACCGCAGGAAAAGCCAGGAAGCCGCGATGGTGCTCCACCGGATCAACGCACCACGAATGGGCGGTATCCCACACCTCGAAACAAGGATCCTGTACGGCGGATACGTGTCCGGCCCCATCTGCCAGAGCTGCCTACACCCGTGGCCATGCCCCGCTGTCGAAGAGCCAGCAACCACCAAGGAGGAACAATGAACGCATGCACCCTTGAGGACTGCGAAAACCCCACAGACCTCTACCTGTGCAACCACCACACCCAAGACCTACAAGCATGGATCGACAAGGTGCCAGAACTCATCCACTATCTACAAGCCGTCATCTACCGGCAAACCCAAACCCGGGCACCAAACAACGAAGGCGGCACCGGCGGCGGAGAACCAGACCTCTCCCCCATCAACCTCGACGCCTACCAGCTACGAGAAAACCTACTCAGCATCCACCCCAACGCCACCACCTACGCCCACGACCAACACGCAGCCGGCAGCATGTGGATCATCCAACAATGGGTAGCCAAAGCCGACCGACTCATCAACGGGCCAGAACCCGAACGAATAGACCACACAGCAATACGACAACGCATCGAAAAACAAGCACCACCAATGCCCACACGCCAACTCATCCCCTGGCTACGCGAACACACCAAACTCGCAATCACCAGCATGGACATCCGCAACTGGGCACGACGCGGCAAACTACAACCAGCCCAACGAGAACCACAACCAACCTACTGGCCACACGAAGTACTCAAAGCCCACCGAGAAACCCAAGAAAGGAAGTTTTAAACCAGCCCAACATCGTGTAAAGTGTGTCAACGAGGGGCAATCGTCATACCCTCAACCCAGACTCTCGAACACCGAGGGTCCTTTTTTATGCCCAAAAACAGGGCAGAACCCCGGACGCTGGCCAACCGGGAAACAAACCAGCACACAACGTCGGCCCACCGAACTCATACGGAACCGACACCGCGCAGACCACAGCCCCCAAACTGTGCGTGCGCACGCGCTACCAGGCACAAGACCTCGCCGGCTCACGACCGAGTAGCGCACACAACAACGGAACCCAGGTCAGGCACTGCTGCCCGCATCCGCAACCGTGTCCCTGCAATCCCGGCACCGCCACATAACATCCCGGCCACCAGCCGCCTGGGACTGATCACGGTGGCCAGTAGGGACAAGAAACAAATCAGAGCCGCCACAACGAGGGCAGCTATCAATATGAATGATCGCCATACGCCGAGCATACGCGACCCACACAGGGCCACAGCAAAGCCGAACAGGAGCAGACCACCATGGCCAGAGCCAAACGCATCTGCCCCAAACCCGGATGCCCACAACCCGTCAACAAACGCTACTGCCAAGACCACGAACGCGAATACGAACGCCAACGAGGCAACAGCAACCAACGAGGATACGGAAGCGCACACCAACAAGCACGAACCAACTGGGACAACAAAGTCCAAGCAGGCAACATCCGATGCGCACTATGCGGCCTACTCATCGCACCCGGAACGCAATGGCACCTCGACCACTTGCCAGGAGGCAACGGCTACCGAGGCCCCGCACACGCCCACTGCAACACCTCAGACGGAGGACGCAGAGGACGCGCCACACAGGCCATGTGACCAGTTATCCACATGTGGAAAACTCACACGCCAACCCACACAACCCCCACCGGGGGCCACCGAAAGCCCCGCAACGCCAGACCGCCGGTGAGGTCGCGCTAATGTGCGGAGGGTTCAGAGTTTTCCGACTAAGGCAGAAGCTATCGGCACTCGGCAGGCGTTCTTGTGGCTCCACAAATGGTGCATCGGTCATCGGTGGTCTTAGTTCCTAAATACATTTCGCGAGCCCAGCTGTGGTCCTCATGCGGGGGCTTGCCTGACTCTTCCCAGGCCTTTTCTAGCTGGTTCGCCTTTTCCATCTGCATGTCTTGTATCTCTTTCCTTAGGTTGGTGAGCACTTATGGCCCGTGGTGGTGCTCGTAATCGTTCTGGGCCTCAGCCTGATCCTACTTCGGGTCGCTCGGATCTTCGTGGCGTGAAGTTTGATGCTTTGCCTTCTCATGGTTTTGATGGTGAGGTTCCGGAGTTTCCGTTGCAGCCGGCGGTTGTTTACTACGAGTACTTCGATTCTGAGACTAAGCAGAAGGTTCGCGAGGTCGACGATGGTGCTAGTGAGTCGCGTCGGGAGCGTGAGCAGGAGTTGTGGGAGTGGGCTTGGTCTACCCCGCAGGCTTGCGCTTGGGCGTTGGAGCCTTGGCGTTGGCAGGCTGTGGCGATGTGGGTTCGGGTTTCGGCTTTGTGTGAGTCGCCGGATGCTACGGCGGCGGACAAGGGTTCGTTGCATCGTTTCGCTGATCAGATCGGTTTGACCCCTGCTGGGCTTCGGGAGAATGGTTGGTCGATTGCTCGCAGTGAGGTTGATGCGAAGCGTGAGGACGCGAAGCCTGATTTGTCTGTTGTCGCTGATGATAAGGAGCCTGAACGCCCTCAGCGTCGTTTGCGGGGGTGATTAGGTGTCTGATTTCAAGATCGATTTCCCCACTCTTGGCGATGTGATCGATGCTTGGATCAAACAGCACTGCAAGGTGCCTAATGGGTTCGACCGTGGGTCGCCGTTCATTGAGTCTGATTGGCAGTTCTGGTGCACGGCGAACCATTATCGTGTGCGTGAGGATGCTGAGTGGATCCCGGATCGGCCCTTGCGTTCGCAGGCGTTCCATTACAGGCGTTCCCAGATTGTTGCACCGCAGAAAACGGGCAAGGGGCCGTGGTCGGCTTCGATTGTTGCGGCCGAGGCGGTAGGTCCGTCCCTGTTTGGTGGTTGGGCTGAGCGCGGTGACGTGTACCGGTGCGAGGATCATGGGTGCCCGTGCGGCTGGTATTGGGAGTATGAGCCTGGCGAGGCGAAGGGGATCCGCCAGCCTTCCCCGCTGATTCAGTTGTTGGCTACGTCTGAGGATCAGGTGGACAACGTTTATGCGCCGTTGAAGGCCATGATCAAGCTCGGCCCTTTGGGTCAGATGATGAAGGTTCGTGAGGGGTTTGTCCGCATCCTTGGCGGTGAGGGCGGCGATGATTTCGACAAGATCGAGGCGGTGTCATCGTCGGCCACGTCTCGCCTGGGTAACCCGATTTCGTTTGCGTTGCAGGATGAGTCTGGGACGTACACGAAAACGAACAAGCTGATCAAGGTTGCGCAGACCCAGCGCCGCGGCCTGGCTGGCATGGGTGGACGTTCCATTGAAACAACGAACGCTTGGGATCCTGCCGAGGATTCGGCGGCTCAGGCTACGTTCGAGTCTCAGGCGCCGGACATTTTCAAGTTCTACCGTCAACCGCCGCCTAATTTGTCGTACCGGAATAAGCGGGAGCGGGCGAAGATTCATGCTCATGTTTATGACGGTTCCCCGTGGGTGGATCTGAATGCCATCGAGGCCGAAGCGGTGGAGTTGATGGAGACTGACCCGGCCCAGGCTGAACGGTTCTTCGGCAACCGTCTGGTTTCTGGGTCGGGCGCTTGGCTCAAGGATGGGGTGTGGGATGCAGCTTACGCAGGTAAGTTGGCTGCCTCAGCCTGAGGATGGGGCGCAGATCGCGCTTGGGTTCGACGGGTCGGATTCTGATGACTGGACAGCGATTCAGGCTGAAACGATCGACGGTTTCACGTTTACCCCACGGTATGGGCCGGATCGGCGCCCGACGATTTGGAACCCGAAGGAGTGGGGTGACCAAATCCCACGCGGTGAGGTTGCGGCTGCTGTTGATGAGCTGTTTGAGCGGTTCAAGGTCAAGCGGATGTATTGCGACCCTCACGACTGGTATTCGGAGATCGGTGACTGGTCTTTGAAATACGGGGATGAGCACGTGTTCGAGTGGAACACGTCGCGCATCTCGAAAATGTATGACGAGATCCGGCGTTTCGAGAATGATCTTCGGGAGCGCCGGATCAGTCATGACGGTTGCCCTATTGCGGGTTTTCATTTCGCGAATGCCCGCAAGATCGCGAAACCTGGTCAGAAGTACGTTCTTGGTAAGCCGACTCAACATCAAAAGATAGACGTTGCTATGGCCCGCATTCTTGCTCACACTGCCGCATCTGATGCGCATGTGGCTGGCTGGGGCGAGGAAGTGGACACCCGCATGTGGTGTTTGTAGGAGGTGCTGATGCCGCAGATTACTACGCTCACGATGGAGACTCAGAACCTGTTGATCGGGTTGGAGTCGAAGCTCGCGAATCTGTCGAGTAATGATGTGCTGTTTGACCGCTACTATGAGGGCACCCGGCGCTTGGACCAGATTGGTTTGGCGGTTCCTCCTGAGCTTGAGTTCTTGGAGGTGTCGGCGAACTGGTGCCGTGTTGCGGTTGATTCGGTGGCTGACCGGTTGAAGATGAAGGGCTTCTATCTTCCGGGCGAGACTGAGGCTTCAGCCCCGCTACGTGATGGCTGGGACGCGAACAACCTGGACTCGGAGTCTCTGCTTCATTCGCAGGAGACGATGATCTATGGGCGCGGGTACGTGTCGGTTTCTTCGAATGAGGAGGACCCGGAGTTCCCGCTGATTCAGGTGGAGTCCCCGACCGAGATTTCTGTTGAGGTTGATCGCCGTCACCGTCGGATCACGGCGGCTGCCCGTTTCTATGATCGGGCTGATTCGTTTGGGATTGCCCAGCAAGCGACCTTGTATCTGCCGAATCAGACGTTGTGGTTGACGCGCTTGAATGGCGGCTGGCAGGTCGTTGACCGGGATGACCACAATCTTGGCCGGGTGCCGCTTGTGCTGTTCTTGAACCGGCGCCGTGCCGGCAAGTGGACTGGTGTTTCGGAGATGTCCGACATTGCCCAGCTGGTTGATGCTTCGGCCCGTGCGTTGACTGACCTGCAGTTGGCGGTTGAAACGCACTCGGTCCCCCAGAAATGGGTTCTGGGGATGGCGAAGGAAGATTTCATTGGCAAGGACGGGAAGCCAATCCCGGCGTGGGAAGCCTACTTCACTGCGATTTGGGCGAACCGTAACAAGGATGCGAAGGTCGGCCAGTTTTCGGCGTCGGATCTCCGCAACTTCCATGACACGGTGAAGCACTACGGGAACCTGGCCGCTTCGGTGACTGGTCTGCCGGCACGCTACTTTGGTGAGTCCACGGTGAACCCGTCCAGCTTTGAGGCGATCATGGCCGAAGAGGTCCGGCTGATCTTGAACGCGGAGAAGAAGCAGACCGCGTTCGGTGACGGCTGGGCCTGGGTAATGGGCCTGTACGAGCGGTTCCGCACTGGCGAATGGATCAACGGTTCGCGGATCAAGGCCGAGTGGTTCAACGCGGCCACACCTACTCTTGCCCAGTCTGCTGATGCGGCGACGAAGCTGTACGCGAATGGTCAGGGCGCGATCTCTCGCGAGTCTGTGTTCGACGCTTTGGGCTGGTCTGAGGCTGAGAAGATCCGCGAACGGGATCGGCTTGAGCGTGAGGCCCGCATGGAGATTGAGCGGCTTGAGAAGTACGTGAATGAGCCACAAGTAGCTCCTGTGGAGGTCTGATGATCGGTAGCGCTGTTGACCAGTACAAGCAGATGCAGCGCTTGCAGACTAAGACTGTTCTGGACTCCCGGCAGGCTTGGGCACAAGTTGATGCGGCGCACTTGTCCGAGTCGTGGCAGGCTGTTGTACGTGCTTCGGGGCTGCTTGCGGCGGTTGCCGCGGCTCAATTCCGGGCCGCAGAGGCCGGCGCCACATACTCGGCTGAGGTGTTGGCCGCGCAGGGTGTTTATTCGGCGCCGACCGGGTTTGTGAATCCGTCTAGTTTCGCTGGTGTGGCCGCTGATGGGCGTCCTTTGGATGGCTTGCTGTATTCGGCTGTCCCGTACACGAAGCGGCTGATCGGCGGCGGCATTTCGTCTACTGTCGCACTGGCGTCTGGGCGCAAGTTCTTGGACATGCTGGTGAAAACGACTGTGGCTGACGCTGGTCGTGTTGCCGCGGGTGCGGATATTGTTGCCCGCCCTGGTGTTGGGTATATGCGCATGCTCAACCCGCCGTCGTGTCCACGGTGCTCCGTGCTGGCCGGCAAGTTCTACCGGTGGAACGCTGGTTTTCAGCGTCACCCCCGCTGTGACTGCATTCATGTCGCGTCGAAGGATTTCGACTATATGAAGGCTGAGGGGTTTGTGCATGACCCCTACGAGTACTTCAACAGCCTGCCCGAGTCTGAGCAGGACAAGATGTACACGGCTGCCGGCGCTCAGGCGATCCGTGACGGGGCCGATATCTTCCAGGTGGTCAATAGCCGCCGCGGTATGAAGCCAGGCGGGCTGGTCACGACCGAGGGAACGTCGCGGCGTGGAGCGTTTGGGCGTGGCCGTGGCCAGCGTCTGACGCCGGAAGCGATCTATGCCCAGAAGCTCTCCCGCGAGCAGACGCTGCACTTGCTGGAACGCAATGGGTACATTTTGCCGGGCGGCCAAGATCCGCTCGGCGTGATCCGCGGCCAGCGCGAGGGGTTCGGTTCCCTTGGCCGTGGCGGTGTTCGCGTGGGTGCCCGGGACGCGGTTCTGGAAGCGCGCAGGACGGGCCAGCGGAAGCCGAATGACCGGTACGCGATGACCGAGGCGGAACGCCGCTTGTTCGACGCTCAGATGCGCTGGGACGCCGTGCGTGCTGGCCGGAACCCGTTCAGCAGTCGGCAGCCGTTGACGCCGCAGATCGCGGCGAGGGTCGAGAAGGACTTCCGCCGCTGGCTATCTACCGGCGGTCAAGTTTTCGTCAACTAGTTTTCCTTGCACGTGAGACGCGTGTGAGGGTCATTTGCCGTGAGATGCGGCCAAAAAATGAAGGGGTGCATTGTGCCGGAAAACGTAAATCCTGTTGCTACCGAGGTGAAGCCAGCAGAGAACGCTCAGGTGACACCGGAAGTGAAGCCGGGCGGATCCGAGTCGAAGCCAGAAGATCTGGGCGGATTCAAGTCCCAGGAATCGAAGGACGCTGTACTCGCGGACCTTGCGAAGGCCCGGGAGGAATTGCAGCAGTTCAAGGACGCGCAGGATGCAGCCGAAAAGGCGAAGTTGAGCGACATCGAACGCGCCCAGGCTGAAGCCAAGGAAGCCAAGACCGCGGCTAATGCGGCGAAGGCCGAAGCGGCCCGGTACCGGATCGCTGCGAAGCACGGTATCTCTGATGACGCTGATCTTGAGCTGCTCTCGTCCGTGACGGATGAGGCGGCGATGGAGAAGCTGGCGGCCCGCATTGCGAAGCCGGCCGGCCCGGGTACCCCGAAGCCTGACATGTCGGGCGGCGCGAAGAACGAGTCGGCTGGGACGGTCGATGAGCAGATCGCGGCGGCTGAAAAATCGGGTGACCACACCCGTGCTTCTGTGTTGAAGGCGCAGAAGTTGGGCGAATTGGCACGTAATTCTAAGTAGAGAGGCTAGCTAAATGGCTGGTATCACTGGTATGGGCACGACCTATAACCTGCCCAACTATGTCGGGGAGCTGTTCAACGCTTCCCCGGAGGACACCCCGCTGCTGTCCGCGATTGGCGGGCTGACCGGCGGTGAATCGGTGGGGGCTACCCTGTTCGAGTGGCAGGGTTACGACCTGCGCGACCCTCAGAACAACCGCCAGCGGCTGGAAGGCGCCGATGCGCCGGACGGTGAAGAGCGGGTGCGTTACAACGCTTCCAACGTGGTGGAAATCCACCAGGAAGCCGTGGCGATTTCGTACACCAAGCAGGGGGCGACCAAGCAGCGCGCAACCAACGCCATGCCGAACGTGACTGTTGGTGGGACTGTCATCCCGGCTGATGAGCTGGCATGGCAGCTTGCCCAGCAGTTCAAGCAGATCGCCCGGGACGTGGAGTACGGTTTCATCACCGGCACCTACCAGAGCCCGACCGACAACACGAAGCCGCGCAAGACTCGCGGCCTGCTGGAAGCCATCGAAACCAACGTGGCAACCGTCGAGGGCGCTCTGACCGAGGACGCGATCTTGGACTTGTTCCAGGACGCGTGGGAGAACGGGGGCCTGCAGGAGGGCGAAACCCGAACCGTCATCGTGAACGCGAAGATGAAGCGCCAGCTGACGAAGCTGTTCATCAAGGACAAGGGGTACGCGGAGGAAACCCGCAACGTGGGCGGCGTGAACCTGCAGACCTTTGAAACGGACTTCGGTCGCGCCAACATCATGCTGAACCGGTACATGCCGGCGGATCAGCTGGTGGTCGCGTCGTTGGAGGAACTGCGCCCGGCGTTCCTTGAGATCCCGGGTAAGGGCCACTTCTTCGCTGAGCCGCTGGCAAAGACCGGCGCCGCGGACAAGGTGCAGATCTACGGCGAGATCGGGCTGCAGTACGGCAACCAGCGCAAGCATGGCAAGCTGACCGTCACCGAAGCACTGGGGGGCTAACCATGCGCGCTACGTGTGAGAAGTTCAAGGATCTGCGGGTGTCCTTTGACGGCGGTTCCATCAAGTTCAAGGGTGGTGTCGCCGAGGTGACGGAGGCTCAGGCTGCGCGGCTGGTCAGGCTGCCGGAGAGTTACGGGGTGAAGGTCGAACAGGCCACGAACCCGTCGGAAGACGCCGGCGGCGGGAAGGGCAGCGATAAGCCGTTCGACCCCTCGGAACACAACGCCGCCGACGTGCTCGCCTACCTTGACGGCCTGCCCGACGAGGACCCTGACGCCCGTGGCGCTGAGGTGCACCGCGTGCTCGAAGCCGAAAAGGCGGGCAAGGGCCGCAAGGGTGTCATCGAAGCAGTCGAGGGCACCCCAGAATAGCTAGGAGGGTGCCGTGGCTTTAGCGAATCCAGACGATGTGAAGAAACGTCTCGGACGGGCACTGACCACATCCGAGGTTGAGCAAGTCAACGAATGGGTTCTCGATTTGGAGGCCGACATCAGGGCACGCGTCCCCGATGTTGACCAGTTGATCGACGACCCGGACACAGGCGAAGCTTACGCTCGGACCGTGAGACGAGTCATTGCTGAGACGATCGTCGCCAAGCTGAAAAACCCGAAGGGGCTACGCCAGTCCACGGTATCCATCGACGACTATTCGCGAACGGAAACCGTGGACGTGGCGAACTCTTCGGGCCGGCTGACAATCACCGACGAGGACTGGGCGCTACTGATCCCGGCCCAGGAGGGTGACGGATTCACGATCAGGATGGGTGGCAAGTATGCTGCTGGATCCCGGTGATGCTGAGTCCGCCATCTTTGAGGGCCGGGAAGCTGCCGAAGCGTTGATGATTGACCGGTGCGTTGTGGAACGGCGGACGGGTGAAACTGTCACCGACCCCGTGACCGGTGTGGTCGGTGAGGCTTGGGCGAGGGTGTACCCCACCGAGACCGATATTGCCGCCGGCAATGACGGCAAATGCAAGGTTCAAGGCCGCACAGCTGTGGCGATTGAACCGTCCGCTGCCGGCCACCAGTTCACCATTGAGCAGTTGATGGTGCACCTGCCGGTGTCCGCGAAGTCGCAGGCTGATGATCGGGTGACTATTGTTGCCGCGACCATTGACCCTGATCTTGGGGGCGCCGAGTTTCGGCTCACCGAGCTGGCGCGTGGCACGTACCGTACCGCTGACCGTTGGAACGTTGAGATGGTGACCGCATGAGTGGCGCTGATGACCTTCGGAAATTCGCGCAGGATCTTGGCCGGGTCGAAGCCAAATCGTTGCCCGAGGTGGACAAGGTCCTGAAGAAAGGCAGCCAGGTCATCAAAGATGATCTGACTGCCGACGCTAAGGGATCGAAGCACTTCAAGGGCATGGCCGGTTCGATCAGTTACGACTCCCAGTACGGGTTCGGGTCGGTCGGCTACGTCATCGGCCCAGACAAGGCGCGGCGCGGCGGCGCGCTTGGCAACGTCGCATACTTCGGCACCTCACGCGGCGGCGGCACCCTGGATCTTGAGGGGCCGTTAGACCGTGAAGCGCCGAATGTGGAGCGCGAGCTGGGGAGCTTGGTGGACAGGTTGGGTGATGAGCTTGAATGATCACGCTGCTTTCCTGGCCCTGCTGTCCGCAATCCCCTCTCACGCCACTGTGCATAACGGCACTGTGCCGGCTGCCCCGTCGTACCCGTACGTGCTGGTGCGTGGGGGTTCGAAGCGTCCGCAGGTGCGCGGCTCGAACCGTAACGTTCTGGCCCATAACAAGCGTTGGCGTGTAACCGTGTCCGGGCTGTCGCCGGAATCTGTACTGATTGTTGGCGATCAGGTCCAGGACGTCTTGGAAGGCGCCCGGATCAATGGCCAGCGGTTGGAACAGTTGCCGACGTATGAGGGCGCGGATCCTTTGGAAGATGAGGATGTGAAGCTCACGAATGGCCGGCGCCCGTTCTATGCGGTCTACGAGTGGCAAGTCATGTCCTAACTAAATACCTATTTTTCGTAAGCGAGTTGCCGTGTGGCGACTCGCTTTTTTCATGCTCCAAAACAGGAGGTGCCCGCATGTATGTGCGTGTGAAAGACAAGTCCACCGGCCATGAATTCGATGTCCTCAAGACCGATAAGCGCATCGGTAAGGAGTTCGAGCTGGTCAAGAAGAAGGAGTACCCCGAGTCGCCTTATCCGCGTCGGGCGCTCCACAACCCGTTGCCGTCCACCGCGAAGAATGCGGTGGCCGCTAAGTCCGAGAAGAAGGAAGGCTAGAAATGTCTGGCACTAACATTCCGTCCACACCGTTCGACGGTAACTTCAAGGCTGTCCTGGTTCCGGCCATCCTGGACGTGGACAAGCCGCTGTTGTCGGAGGCGAGCGCCGTGAGCGCTATCGAGGCTTCCTGCTACTTCACCGGTGACGGCCTGGCGATCACCGTTGATGAGCAGACGATCACCGATGAGCGACTGTGCTCCACTTCGACGTTTGAGAAGCGTGGACGCAAGACTCACGCGATCCAGTCCACCTACATCGACAACACGAACAGCCCGGCTCACTCGGAGTACAACGCTGTGCGTGAAGCGTGCAATGAGGGCGCCACTCATTTCCTGATCACCCGCCGCAACATCCCGTTCGAGAACGAGTTTGCCGAGGATCAGCTGGTGCGCGTGTACCCGATTGAGTGCGGTTTCCCGGCTGAGGTGCCGGCGGAAGCGAACTCGGTCACCCGCACCACCCAGAAGTGGTTCGTCACCGGGGATCCGGGCATTGATGTTGCCCTGGTTGGTGCCGGCGGCTAACTGATCGTCCTGTGTGCGTCGCCTTTGACAGGGTGCGGCGCACACAGGTCTAACCCTGTCACCTGTCAACCAAAGATTTTGAATGGAGTCCATTGTGGCACTCAAAGTGAAGCCATCCGAACGTGTTGTTCGCGTCTGCCTGGACGGCACCCTCGTTGCCGAGTACCAGAAGGTCACCGCCGAACTGGACAACAAGCGGAAGCGGAAGCTGGTGGACAACCGGCTGAATGACCCAGTGGTCGCCCTGGAACGCCGGCAAGCGGAACTGTGGGAGAAGCAGGAAGCAGAAACTGTTTCGTTCCATCTGCGTGCTCTCCCCCGCCATGAATGGGACAAGCTCAAGCTGGACCACCCTGCGCGGGAAGATGATGAGCTGGACAGCCAGTACGGGTTCAACACGTCCACAATTTTCGATGCGGCTCTGTCCCGTCCGGGTGTGATCGTTGAGGTCACCAACGCCGGCGGTGAGCGAGAAGAGTTCAGCCACAACGATTGGTTGGAGTTCTCCAAGGATCTGTCATCCGGCCAGTTCACCGATTTCCAGGTCGCCATCAACGAGCTCAATGGGGGTCAGGCCGAAGTCCCTTTCTCGCTGCCCGGATACAAAAAGATCCAGGATTCCGGCGCGAACTCGAAGTAGCCCGCCAGTTGGGCATCTCTCACCGCAGGTTCCTTGGTTGGGATGGTGAGGGTTCGGAGTGGAGTGAGCGCGAGCAAGACAAGATGCTCGCGCTCAAGCACTTCGAGGACACCATGCTCTGCCCACTGTGCGGCGGTCTGCTCTCCGAGTGCACGGACATTGAGAACGAGATGGCGTACAAGGTGGATCCGCCAACGAGGTGCCACAAGACGACCGCTATTCTCCGCGCTCAAGACGACTGGGAAGAGCGGCCACGCAACCGGGCCCTGATGCTGGGAGCCCGGCTAGTCAAGCGTTGAGCGCTAACCGCTCCAGATATTCGTTTCGACCCCCGATCTTATCGGGGGTATTTCTTTTGAGGGGGTCTTGTGACTCGGACAGTGAAGCTTGAGCTGACCGCGAAGGTTGATGGTTTCAAGTCAGGGCTCAAGACTGCCCAGAAGGCTACCCAGGATTTCGCTAGCGACGTCGAGAAGTGGCGGAAGAAGAACGAGGAGCATCTGGATACGGTGGGTAGCGCCGCCGGCAAGATGGGTCTGTCCATGGCCGCCGGGCTGGCGTTCACCGCAAAATCTGCGATGGATTGGGAGTCGGCGTGGACCGGTGTCCTGAAAACCGTTGATGGGACCCCGGAACAGTTGGGGCGGGTTGAGGATGGGCTGCGGGGCTTGGCTCGTGAGCTGCCGTCGTCGCACACTGAGATCGCGGCTGTGGCTGAGGCGGCCGGTCAGCTGGGCATCCAGACCGATAACGTTGTGGGTTTCACGAAGGTCATGATCGACCTCGGGGAATCCACGAACCTCGGGGCCGAGCAGGCGGCTATGTCGTTGTCCCGGTTCATGAACATCATGGGCACCAGCCAGAACGATGTGAATCGTCTCGGCGCAACCCTTGTCGGTTTGGGTAATAACTTTGCTACCACCGAGTCCGAGATCATGGAAATGTCCATGCGTCTGGCTGGTGCTGGCAAGCAGGCCCACCTGTCAGAGGGGCAGGTCATGGGTCTTGCCACGGCCATGTCCTCCGTGGGTATTGAGGCTGAAGCCGGTGGCACCGCCATGTCGATGATCTTGAAGAAGATCGGCAAGGCAGTTGACGAGGGCGGCGACTCCCTGAGCCTGTTCGCATCTACTTCTGGCATGTCGGCTGAGCAGTTCCGTCAGTCGTGGGGCGATGACGCGTCGGGCACCCTATCCCGGTTCGTTACCGGGCTGTCTGCGGCCGCTGATGGCGGCGAGTCTGTGAACTCGATCCTGAGCGAACTGGGCATCAAGGGTATCCGCGAGTCGGATGCACTGTTGCGCCTTTCAGCTGCCGGTGAGCTCGTGGGCAAGTCAATGACCCAGGGCGCTGAGGAATACGACTCCGGCATGGCGTTGATCGAGGAAGCGAACAAGCGTTACGCAACCACCGAGTCCAAGATCAAGATGGCATGGAACTCCATCAAGGACGCGGCAATTGAGGCCGGCGGAGCGATTCTGCCTGTCGTCGCCGACCTAGCCGATAGCGTGTCCGATCTGGCCACATGGTTCGGAAACCTTCCCGCACCAGTTCACCAAGCTCTCACCCTGCTCGGCACCGTGGGCGCCACCGCCGGGCTGGGTGTCGCGGGACTCGTCGCCATGTCGAAGAAGCTCGGAGAGCTGCGATTGGCAATGGAAGCGATCCACGGATCCGGCGGACGGGTAACCCGAACCGTTGAAGGTCTCGGGAAAGCCCTGACAGGCATCACCGTTGTTGGTGCCGGGCTCATCATCGGCAAGGGTGTAATTGAAGGCATCAACAAGGCTGTTCGTGACGGCAAACCTGACGTTGAAGAGTACTTCAACCTTCTTGCCACCGGTGGCGGCAAGGGCCTCTCGGAAGGGCTGAAGTTCGACCAAGGCGACGAAGCGCGCTCAGGTCTGCGTCAGTTCCAGGCGGTCACCAAGGAAGCCCAGGTAGCGCACCGCGCATTGGAACGCCTCGGCACCATGAACGACGCTCTGTTGGGGCGCTGGTGGTCAGAGAACATCACGCTCGGCGACACCCGGCAAGAGATCGATGAAGCGCTCGAACTTGAGAAGGCGCTCCAAGGTCTTGCGCGTGCATTCGAGATGGGGGAAGCCGCCAAGGGTCAAGAGGTGTTCGCGGACTTCGCGAAACAGATGCAACTTTCCGATGAACAGGTCGGAGAGATGATCCAGCGTGTTCCCGAGCTGAAGGCAGCCCTGACTGAGCTTGCCACCTCTGAGGGGATCCAGATTGACCCTGATGACAATCTGGGCTTGGTAGATCTCGCCCTTGGACGGATCAAGCTCTCGGGTTCTGCGGCGGCTGGCGGCCTGTCTGAAACTGAGCAGGCACTGGCGGATATGGGTATTGCCGCCGATGGCACTGTCGCCGAACTCGACAAGATGCTGGATAGCCTGCTGGCACTGTCCACCGGCACTCTGTCTGTGCGTGCGGCTGAACGCAACTTCCAAGAATCCATTGACGCGGTAACCGAATCGATCAAGGAAAACGGGAAGTCGCTCGACGAAACGACGCCGAAGGGGCGCGCCAACCAGGCCGCCTTGGACGCGGTGGCATCGTCTGGCCTCGATGTTGCTCGGTCTATGGCTGAGGCGAAAGACGCCGCCGGTGGGTACGTGCACTCGCAGTCCGAAGTGCAGTCATCCCTGCAGAGCACCTACGACGCAACCTACAAGGCCGCCCAGGCTTTCACTGGGAGCAAAGAGGAAGCGAAGCAGCTGACCCGCGAACTACTGGGCATCCCGAAGGGTGTTTCGGTGGATACGTGGATGAGCACGTTCGCTGAGGAAACCGCGCAAGCCACCAAGGATGCTATCGAGGCGATCCCTGGTTATAAGGTTGTCCAGATCGCGGTCACTGAGGACGGTACTGCTGGGTCGGTGCAGTCGCGCATCAATGAGGTGACTGGCAAAACTGAGTATGTTTTCGTGTCTGATGACGGCACTGTGCAGACTGTTCAGGCCGCGATTGCGAGCATTGACGGTAAGAATGTTCCCGTCTATGTGACGGATGACGGCACGGTTGTTGGTACTCAGAAGGACATTGACGGGATCAAGGGCAAGAACGCTGTTGTGAACGTGACTGCTTCTGGCGTGTCCGATGTTGAGGGGCAGCTCGCTAACCTCGCCCGTCCGCGTTCGGCGTCGATCACGTTGAAGGCCAAGCTCACAGATGTTCCAACCCCGAAGAGCATGCAAACCCTCATGGGGGTGAATCGCGCTTCGGGTGGTTCGGTGTTTGGGCCTGGCACTGAGACGTCTGATTCGATCCCGGCCATGCTGTCGAACAGCGAGCACGTCTGGTCGGCAAAGGAAGTGCGGGGCGCAGGTGGGCACGGGCAGGTGGAGCGATTGCGTGCAATGGCGCGTAACGGCCAGTTGCCGGCGTTCAAGAACGGTGGCGCTGTCGGGCGGGCTGAGAAGCGCGTCCAAGAGCTACAGCGCGCCTACTCCCGTATTGATGGGAAGAAGCAGAACCGTGCCCGGAAGTTGGCGGCGAAGGACCAGCTGGACGCGGCCAAGGCCGAACTGAAAGCGGCGAAAGCTGCTGAGAAGCGGTCCAAGGAAGCGCAAAAGAAAGCCGAAGAAGCGCGTAAGAAAGCACGCGAGAAGGCTGAACGGCTCAGTGAGCTTCGCTTCGATCTGCGCCGTGATCTCAAGCGTGGCACGATCACTGACCAGTTCACCAGCGGTTCGGGCATGTCTGTTGTTGATCGGCTGTTTGAGCAGTCGAACAATAAGGACCTGTCCAGGAACCAGCGGGGCAAACTACGGTCACTCGGGTACAAGCTCGAATCCGAGCTGCTGAAACTGGAGAAGCGGTCAGATAAGCTCACCAACTCGATGGAGAAGGCGCGGGCGAAACGGGATGACCTGCTCTCGGTCAGGAACTCGGTCGCGTCCCACCTCCAGGGAGACTTCACCCTCGGCGGAGTGATCGATGACCTGAACCGCAACCAGTTCGGCAAAACCAACGCAGCGTCTATCGCGAAGCACGGGAAACTCACCGTTCAGAAGTACAAGGACTTCGAGAAGAAGCTCCAGCAACTACTGAAGAAGGGTTACTCGGGCGCGGTCATCCAAGAGATCGCTGAGATGGGTGTCGAGGAAGGCTCCGAGGCCGCGGACATCCTGCTGAAGGCGTCCGTGGCTGATCGGAACACGATCAACTCGGTGTACCGGGATATTGAGAAGTATTCCCGGTGGTCGGGTGACCGTGTGACCGATGCGTTGTCGGGTGGCATGTACAAGGGTGGCCTTTACGCGGCCAACGGTCTGGTGAAGGGGCTGCAGTCGCAGCAGAAGAACGTGGACAACGCGTTCTACAAGCTGGGCAAGGACGCGGAGAAGTCCTTCAAACGGTCTCTTGGAATCAAGTCCCCGTCCAGGGTGATGATGCAGGCCGGTGTGCATGTGGGTGAGGGCGCTGAGTTGGGGATCCTGTCCAAGGTCGGCGACGTGTCCAGGGCCGCTGAGCGGTTGATGACACCGCCCGCCCTCATGGTTCCACCGTCGGTGGAAGTACGCCGGTACGCTGCAGCGCAGCCTACCCAGTCGGTGCAGCATCACTATCACATTGATGCGAAGCCGGGGTTGGCGTACGAGTACGCGCAGGACATTGCGGACCGGACCGCGACCCGGGTGGGCGACAAGATGGCCGCGTACGGGATCAGGTAACAACAACATATGAGAGGGGGTGGTTGTGTGCTCGGGCTCGTGTACGCGACACCACCACTGCCGGTGCCGGCACCACAGCATCCGTGGGAGTCCATGAAGATCACCTGGACCGACTACAAGGGCCGTGTTTGGCCGCTGTGTGGTCAGTCCGGTGTGAAGCTGCGGACCGGGGTGCGGGGGTTCACGCTCCCACCGATCACACACCATTCCCTCTCTTCCCCAGCGTTGCATGGCGCCACCTACCGGGGTTGGCGGGCTGATGAACGGGAAGTGTTTTGGCCGATCACGGTGTTCAAACACACTAACGCGGAGGAATGGGTGCAGCACGACCGCGATTTCTGGGACGGGATGCACCCTGACCGTGAGGGCGTGTGGACGGTGGAAACACCGGACAGCGTTCGCACCATGCGGTTGCGGGTGGCTGGGGACGGTGACCACAGCTTGGAGTACATGCCGACTCTTTACGGGTGGCAGCAGTACGAACTGTACCTCACCGCGTATGACCCGTTCTGGTATGGGGAGCCGGTGTCGAAATCGTGGGGCACCAGCGTGCCGGTGGAGTTCTTCAACGGTCCGTCTAAAGCCCCGGTATTCAACATCATGTCAGCGTCTGCGCTGGACACAGCGACCATGAGCAATCAGGGCGCGGTGGACGCATGGCCGATCTGGGAAATCGAGGGACAGGTGACCTCATTCGCGGTCGGTGTAGGGGAACGTCAAGTTGTCGGGACGTTCGTCATCCCGGACGGCCAACGCCTGTACATCGACACCGACCCGACGAAACGAGAAGTCCTGCTCGGCACCCCACTACCCGCTGGCGGTGTCGCTGATGACGCAACAGACATGTACTCGGAACTCGCTTCATGGGATTTCGCGCCGATCCCACCCGGGGAATCCAGGCCGCTGTCGCTTTCGCTGTCGGGGGCCGGCACCGTGCGGGCCACTATCAATCCACGATTCTTGAGGGCATGGTGATTATGGACATTCCGCGAATCATTGTCCTGGATAAGAACTTCACGCCTCTCGGCGAAATCGGGGCGCCCACCAGCCTGACGGCGACGCCCCGGCACATGCTGGCTAGCACCGCAGAGATCAGCCTGCCAGCCAGTCACCGGTTGGCCGCAAAACTGGTGGACGCTGATAACACGATCGGGCCGCGCATCCTGATCCAGCACCGTGGCCAAGAACTGGTATCCGGGTGGGTGGGTGATGTGCGCGGGTTCGGGCCAGCCCACTCGGCGCAGCTCACCGTGAACGTGGACGGATACTTCAACCTGCTACACGACATTCTCGCTTGGCCGAACCCGCGTGGCGGGATCGGCAGCCAGGGCGGTGACGGGGGCTTCTACAAAGCTACTGGGCCAGCCGAAACGGTGGCGAAGAACCTGATCGAGGCGAACGTGGCACGGCTCGGGCTACCCGTGGAGGTAGAACCCTCGGCGGGGCGCGGCGCAAAAATCAGCATTGAGGCCCGCTTCACGACGCTGGCTGATGCCCTATTGGAGAAGGTGGAAGCTGCAGGCATCGGCCTAAGGGTGGTGCAAAACCCTGCAGGGTACCGGGTCGAAGCCTACGCACCGACAGTGTGGGGGCGCACCCTCACCGAAGCGTCCGGGTCAGTCCTGTCCTGGGCGTGGGCGAAGCACCCAGCCAAAGCCACACGGGTTGTGGTGGGAGGGTCCGGGGCGCGGGAGCAGCGGGTGTTCCGCAATGTCGCCAACACTACCCTCGAAGCGGGGGTGGGGCGGATCCGGGAACACTTCACCGATGGGCTAGAAACCACCGACAACACCGAACTGGACAAAGCCGGGCAAGAATACTTGACCACCAACGGCCCAGCGCTCGGCCTCTCCGTTGAACTGCAAGAGTCAAAGCACCTCACCTATGGGGGTGCTAAAGGGCTGCGTGTCGGCGACAAAGTTTCCCTCGAAGTCGGCCCCGGCCTGACCATCGAAGACGTGTTGCGTGAGGCACCCCTTACCTGGACGAAAGAGCAGGGCGTGAGCATCAGCCAGCAAGTCGGCGACGAGAACCCAGACCCGCAAATCACCATGATTCAACGCATCGCCTCCCTGGGGAAGCAGATGCGTCTACTGAAAGCAGGTAAATAATGGCGATCACCTCAGTCGGTTACGACGGGACAGTAGATGAAGCCCAGTGGGCGGCCATGGTGTCCAAGGTCGGCGGCTACGAGTATGGGATCGACGGGGCCGGTCATTTCGCGGTGTCCCAGGTTGCTGGAACCCGCATGATCGGCGTGGCGCCGGGTCTTGCTTGGGGCCGCGGGGTCATGGACATTTCCGACGCCGCATCGGTGATCCAGCTTGACCCGGTATCGTCGGGGTCCCGCTGGGACCTGATAGCGCTTCGCCGTACTTGGGGACCTGTGAATGGTGGCCCTACTGAACTGGTTGTCATCAAGGGGACAAGCTCGAAACAGATCCCGGCAGGTCGGCAAAAGGATCCGGGGGTGGCCGATGATCAGCCTCTAGCTTTAGCGCGTGTGCAGGCGGGATCGAGCAGTATCCCCGAGATTGTTGACCTTCGAGTGTGGGGACGCAACGGCGGTCAACTGTATGCCCGACATGATTTAGTGCGCTCATACATTGACTCGGTAGGTACCGAGATCAACGTGAACGGCACGCTATGGCAACGCATCGTTGGCGCGAACAGCGTAGCCGCATGGCAGAAAAGTGGGACTATCAACGAATCGGGATGGACCACCACTAAGTCAGGGTTCAAGAGCGGGTGGACTGGCAAAGATTCATTCATGGTGTATCGGGTCCGAAATGGGCTTTGCCATTTCCGGGTCGAATTTGAACGCTCAGGCAAGGCTATTGCAGTTCCAGGGAACGGGAACATCACCAACGAAGTAGTCGCTATCGCGCCGTCGCCAGCGAGACCGGTGGACGGTTGGATGCCACTAAGCGCTGGAGGAACCGGGCCAATCGTTTCCGGAACCATCAGCCCGAACGGCGAGGTGAAATTCGCGGCCGTATCATCTGGAGAGTCCATCGTAGCCGGACGAAAATACCAACTCGCGGGCATGTACTTCGTAGACAAATAAGCACCACACAACCACTCTCAACCCAATCTTATACCTGCCATTCCCACATTGAAGGAGGAATGATGGCCTACCCATACCCAGGCTTATTCGCCATTGATCCGAAGGATCCGGGAAACGTCGCGTCTGATGCTCTTGTGACGATCTCAGACCCGGCTGACCCTGCCCGCGAACCCATCGACTTGTTCGATTCCGAGGGACTTCCTATTGACAACCCCTTGGTGACCAACAGCAAGGGATACATCGGCGTTTTCTACTGCGACCTGGACGAAGTACTGTGGAGCGCAGCAGGCTTGGAGGGGCTGATTCCTTCATTTCAAGGGATGAAGGAAGACGCCAGGAAGTCGGCCGATCGCGCATCATCTGCTGAAGCGCGATCCATCGCTGCTGAAGCCAACTCCGAAGAAGCGCGGGCCGCCGCCGAGGCCGCGGCGAACCTAGTCGATGCCCCGGCGGACAATGTGATCGCCTCATTGATTGGCAATGGCGATTCCAAAACCGTGGAGGAAGGCGACCGTCGCTGGCTAACTGACGCCGGCGGCGATGCCCGCTACTTGCGGGTGGTGAAAAGCTCCACTCCGCCGTTCGGCCAGGTCACGTACCACTGGGAAGGTGTCCCCCATTTCTCTGCGTCAGTCAAGAAGGTCGATGGTGTGGTGGTAGAGCGGAATCTGTGTCGCAACCCGGGCATTGAAGCGTTTCGACCTGGTGATAAGCGGCCCTTGATTTTGGCCTTAGGGGCAGCGGACAACGCCATCACTACCTTCGGTGGCGGCGCGGTCGTTGAAGCATCGGCGGAGTGGGCAGACGGTGGAGAGCAAAGCTGCAAGGTTGCATCAACCGGCTCAAAAGCCGGGGCGTTGTACATTTGGGGCGCATCACAGACGCCAGAAACACTCGGCATTGAGCGCAACGTCGAATACACGCTGTCAGCTACAGTCCACCTCGGACAGGCGTTGACTTCGCCAACTCACCAATACTCGCGGGCTCTAAACATTGCAGTAGATTCAGGATCAGGGAACAACTTCGATTTTGCTGTGTCCAATATCCCGGCTAATGAACCGGGCACCTACCGGGTGGCTGTGTCGTTCATGATTGGAGACGACATCGAGAAATTAACTGCGAGGTGCCTCAACGGGTCAACAACTGTTGGCGACGCTGTCTATTTTGATAGCTTCAAGCTCAGCGACTCCTACGACACAGAGTACTTCGATGGTGACACCATGTGGGACACCACCCTGTGGCAAGACGGCGATGCCATCAAGCGTTGGGACGGGGCTCGATGGATTCCCACCAACGCATCACGAGCCACAACCGAACTCGGGTGGCTCGACGAAATGAAAGTATTGACCAGGTGGAACATGTATGACAGCGACACCGTTAACATGTACCTTCAAGGCTTCAGCATTGACACGGAACGTCAGCTCATTTATTGCGCGTATGGTCGTGGGGCAGATGATCCGAACCAACGATTCGAGATCCGTGACTATGACGGCAACAGGGTCAGCTACAGAGAGATTGCGGGGGAGCCACTTTCGTACACCGAAGGCATTGCGTGGTGGTATGACGGGAGCGCCCTAAAAATGATAGTCCGTGTCGACGCCAGCTCAACAGCAACGAGCCTCTACCGAGTTTACAACTACAGCACCGACTCGCTTGGTCAACCGGTGCAGATCAAGGGAAAAGTCCGAGGAGAAGTTCTAGGCAACTACTACGTCGCGAGCGACGCTTATGGTTACGAAGCCAGCGAGTTCTACATTTACGATTGGGGCTCTGTAAAAGCAGGCACGCCGAATCTACTCGCAACAATCCCCCTGGAACGCAGCGGCTCCCTAGATTTCAAGGTGCAGGCCACGACAGCCACCCGTGACTACCTCTTCATCTATGGGGCAACGCCGCCGGAGCCGCCAACGGTGCTGGTGTTCAACTGGCAAGGACGATTCATTGGAGCCCGCCGATGGGATCACGGAAGCTTCAAAAACGCCGTTAACGGGACGTATCCGGGGATTGCGTACAGCCCAACGTTCACAGACTACGAATCTGAAGGAATGTGTAACATCGGGGAAACCCACCTCGCTTTGGGGCACGCTTACTGGAACAGCGCAACTGATGGTCGGCAGTTCATGATCACGATGCATGGTCTGGGAGGGGTTAAAGCGAGCCACTCCCTCCTCTACCAGGGGACGTGACCCGGTAGCTCCACCCGCGGCATGAAACGCCACGAGTGGAGCTACCCTGTCAGTTCTCCTATATCCTTGTGCACATGACTAAAATCCTGATGCGGGCAGGCAAAAGCCCATTCGAAGCCATGTCATCGTATGAGACTTTTGACCGTAACGTGATGGGGAGCAACAACGGAAACCTGCTGTTCGCCTCCGCAGCGCACAAACTTCTGTCCACTGAAGGAACCAGCGTAGACACGCGAATCTCCGGGTTCAATGCGAAACTAGCGCCCTCAGTCAACGACGAATACGACGCGTTCGTGATTCCGCTGGCGAACGCATTCCGTCCGTCATTTGAAAACCAGCTCAAAAGTATTACAGGCTTCATAGAAAAGCTCACTATCCCCACCGTCATGCTCTCGGGTGGCGCGCAGTCAGGTCCAGACGGCAGCTTCGACTGGCTCAAGCCAATGGAAGACACCGTAAAAAACTATTGTCGGGCCATCCTCAAATCGTCGTCACACATCACGGTGAGGGGCGAACACACCGCGTCCTATGTAAGAAGCTTGGGATTCAACGATGTCCTGGTGATCGGATGCCCATCGATGACTATGAACGGGCCCGGGCATGCGGTGCGTGACCTGGAGAAAAAAGATAAATACCGTGTCGCCTACAACATTCAAACCAGTAAAGACTTCATGGGCATGCTCGCCACAAAGCTGGAATCTCAACATGAGGCGACCTACTTCCCGCAGGACATCGCAACACTGGAAATGATGCTCTGGGCCGTAGAGAAGTATAAGTCGAATCGGGACGCACGACTGCCACTGCGCAGCTCTCATGATCAGTTCACGCAAAACAAGGCGGAGTTCCATCTCGATGCTTCAACCTGGATCAACCGGATGAAGGATTTTGACCTTAGCGTGGGGCCAAGAATTCACGGTAACGTCGTCCCGATTCTGGCAGGCACTCCTGGAGTGGTGCTTGCTCACGATTCACGAACTTTGGAGCTTTGCGAATACCACGAAATCCCTCACTTCAAGCCTGATGAGGCAGAAGACGTTCGAGATTTGGATGCAGTGATTGAGCGTGCCGATTACTCAAAATTCAACGCGGGGCATACTGGACGGTTTGAAAAACTCGTTGGATTCTTGAAGGACAACGGCATCTCAACGATCTACGATGAGGGCCAAGAAGCGGCACGCGCTGACTACGAACGCAGACTAGCCAAGACGAACCTCCCCGAACCTCAGCGCACCGAATGGGCTGGCATGAGCGCTCACGAACGTGTTCGCCTAGCTAAGCAGCGCACCACAGAAGCTAAACTCACTACCCTGGCGAAAGAAAATCTCGCTCTCAAGAAGCGATTGGAAAAGCTAGAATCCGAAGCCAAAAGCTTGGCTCCCGCAAAGTAGCTCCACAATTTCATTCTGACGGTTAGGGAACAAAACATGGCTATTCAAGGTCAAATTAGGATCAAGGAATCTAAGAGGCTCATAAAAGAAAGTAAGCTTGCCGAACGCCGAGGCGACCTTGCGGAAGCGAAAGAACTGATCCAAGCGAGCTTGAGGCTTGACCCCTTCGCTAGTCAAGCAGACTGGGACTTATTGCAAGACGGTGCCCGTGTCTATCGCGAACGCAGGCAGATCCGCGATCTCGTTCGGTTCCGGCTGGATGATATGGCCAAGGCCGCAAAAGAGTACGAGCGGGACTGTGAGCCGACAAGTGACTGGAAGCCTAAAGTCTTCGTTTTCTGGGCCCAAGGCTTCGACAACGCTCCGCCTATTGTGAAGGCTGTTCACAAGGAACTGTTACGGCTGCACTCGCCCGACGAACTAGTCGTGTTGGACATGAGTAACGTCCGCGAATGGGTCACCTTACCCGAGAGCATATGGCAAAGAGCGGAATCTGATCTGACAGGATTCTCCGACCTGCTTAGACTAGAGCTGCTTCACATACACGGTGGCATCTGGGCCGATGCCACGTGTCTCCCTACGGAGAGATTGCAAAATTCATTCGGCCAGCTTACTGAAGGTTCCGGCTTCTTCGCTTTTCAAAAGAACAAAACGGAATCGATCTCTAGCTGGTTCCTCATGGCGCGTCCCGGAAGCTACATAGTTGCCTTGATGCGTGAAGCGGTCCACTTATACTGGCGGGTATTCGACAAGTCTGTCTACTACTTCTACTTCCATCAGATATTCCGTTTTCTTTACCGGCTAGATCCTAGGTTCAACGCGCTATGGAACAAAGCGGTAGTGCCGGCCGTTAACCCTCGCGCTATCCATAGAAGCCTCACCAAAGAAATGGATGAAGTGGACAAGGACAAGCTACTTCGAGCTAGCTTTGTATATAAGCTGACCTACAAGATCAAGCGGGAAGACTTGCCCGATAATTCAGTCTTTGAAGCCGTCGAGAACGGATCATTCTTCTAGCATCCCAGATTGAAGGCCCTCACCGTTGGTGGGGGCCTTCGTTGTACCCGGAAAGGGGTAACCATGCCACACCCGTACCGTCCCGCTGACCCGAGGGGGAGCCGTGATTGATCGTAATTGGCCGCTCGCGTTGTGGTTGAAGATTCAGGAGCCCCGCATCGTGTCGGTGATCCAGTTCGTCGTGTATCTGCTGGCGTTGGCGGCGGGGTGGGCGGCGTTGGCGAAACCACCGAGGAGTGTGGAGGTGACGGCTGGGCAGGGTTTGACGTTCTATTGGTCGGTCATGCTGATCTGCGGCGGCGTCCTGGGCGCGGTGACCGTGTTGCCCGGGTGGTGGTTGTTTGAACGTGCAGCCACTATCGCCTGCCTCGGCTCCACGGTGATTTACGGGGTGACGATCTGGTCATCCCATGTCTCGGAGTCTGGGAACAGGATCCCCCAGTTGTGCATGGTGCTGATCGTGGCCGCGCACTTCGCCAAACGATGGTTCAGCATCAGACGTTACGCCTATGACCCTGAAAGGTAGCCAAGCATGGATGCCACTCAGGCAACTATCACCCTCCTTGGCGGGGGTACTCTCGGGGCGATTCTTACTAGCCTCGTGAACGCCGGTATCAAGTTTTTTACTGGCAAGGCGGGTCGGGAGAAGGCCCGTAACGCTGATATGCGGACCCAGCGGAATGAGGCGTGGGAGGACGCGGAGCGGGAGCGGGCGCGGGCTGATGCGGCGCAGGAGCGTGCTGATCGTGAGGCCCGGAAGCGGCGCAAGATTAGCGAGTACGCGTCCGCGCTGCGTAGTGACCTGATTGGGCAGGGTGTCCCGCCGGAGCAGGTTCGGCCCTGGCCACAACTGAACGACAACTAGACCGCCACAGTGCGGTCATATTTTTTGCCCCGTCACGGGTTGTGGCGGGGCATTTCCACACCCAATAACAGGAGGCCAACCATGGCGACTCCCGCCGAATTCATTGCCGCTCTACGCGCCCACACCGGGACCCGGTACACGTATGGCGGCAAAACCCCAGCCACCGGGTTCGACTGCTCCGGGCTGATCACATTTGCGCTCTCCGAAGTCGGTGTGGGGTTCGTGCACGGGTCGATCAACCAGATCAACGCCTGCACCCCCATCAGCGTGGCCGAAGCACTGAAAACCCCGGGCGCACTGCTGTGGTTCCCCGGCCACGACGCGATCAGCCTCGGCAACGGGCGAACCATCGAAGCCGTCACCACCCCACGCGACGGGGTGGCCGAGTACCCGCACGGCAACCGATTCACCAAAGCCGGACTGATCCCCGGCATCAACTACAAGGAGGAAACACCCATGTCCAAGATGGTCAGCCCCTTCCAGGGCCGCATCACACAGAACCATGAACGCTCCGGCGGCTACAAGGGGCACGCGGGCATGGACATCGCCCCGCCCAAGCCCGGCCAGGTCGGCATGCCCGTCTACGCGGCATTCGCGGGCACCGTGAAGAAGGTGCACCGTACCGCGAAGCACGGCAACAAGAACAGCACCTGGGCGCCCCGCCGCACCGGCAATGGCATCCTGATCGCGAACCCGGACGGGGAAGGCAACGGGTACAACCACATGCGCCCCCTCGACCACCTCAGTGTTGGGGAATGGGTCGAAGCCGGGCAGCTGATCGGCTACAACGACACCAGCGGCACCCAGACCGGCCCGCACCTCCACTTCGAGCTGTGGGCCAACTGGATGGACTCGAACAGCCACTACGACCCGCGCCTCGCGTTCGACAAGTTCAAGGTCACCCCCGGTAGCGCCCCAAGCCTCACCAGCATCGGCGTCACCAAGCCCGCCGGGAACACCCCGGCCCCGAAGGCGCCCTCGGCCGCGGTGAAGAAGAAGCTCAAGGCCATGGGGTACACCAAGCAGGGCGTCGCCGAGGTGAAGGCCTACCAGGCGTGGCACGGTCTCCTGCCGGACGGTGACTGGGCCGGCAAGACCGAAGCGAAGTACCAGGAAGTCGTGCGCGCCCAGAACGCCACGAAGAAGATGAAGAACGTCCCCAACAACTGGGCCTCCGACGGGTACTGGGGCGCGACCTCCAAGAAGTGGGCCGCCTACACCTCCGGCCGCAACGGGTGGAACAACCCGAACGGCTGGCTCACCAAGAAGTACATCAGCAACCTCAAGAAAGTGAAGGCATGGTAACCATGGGCAAGTACGAAGCAAAAGGAACCGGGCTCAACGACGCCAAGACCCGCAAGGGCATCTACACCGCGGCCATCGTGTTCAGCGCAGTGGTGCTGGCCGTCATCGTCACAATGGGGTTGATCAGCATCGACCAGGTGAATAGCTTCATCACCCTGGTGGTGACGCTGGTGGGCATCCTGGCCGGTGTGCTCGGCCTCGTCACCGCGGCGCTGGCCCGCAACAACGTTGAACCGCCTGCTGACTCGGTGCAGGACGCTGTCACGAACCTCGGCCAGCCCGACTAAACAAGAACCGCCCCACCCTCACGCAGAGGGTGGGGCGGTTTTTTGCGTTCACAGGGCTCTGGCCTGCAGTCCGATCGAACGCCGCAGGCCCGCCGCATCAGCCTGTTCCCGAATAGCGTCCAGGACAATCTTTTGGAGCGCAGCCTGCACCTTGTCCACGTCGGACGATTGAGAAACAGAGACTAGGTTACCTTCCCCGTCCTCACCCATCTGTAGCGCGTACGACGCAGCCTGGTCTATGTCTTCGGGCCACACCTCAATCTTGAACTCGAACCGCATGGAGTCTGTTTTGTTCTGATTAGCCAT